AGGCAACATGAGCACGCCTATAGTGGCACGGGTTATATGCTTAAGATCAAATTCAAAAACATGTTTCGCATGCAGTCCACGAATTGCTTCGAGATACGTTCTCCCACGCTGTTGTTCATACTCTTGCCATTCGGTATCGGCATTTGATCCCGCAGCGTGCCAGTCCTCCACAACATCAAATCCGCCAAGTGCTCGAATTTTATTCCCTAAGGTCCGTATTTCAGGACTACGCAAGGAACCAATCAAGTAGAGGGTTTCAACAGCACTGGCCATAGCTGGGTCCTCCTTTGATATCGGCATTGAGTGGGATATCGGGTGCCCAAGAGGGAGGGCGACACAGTTCCTTATAGAGAAGTGTTTTCACTTTGTCAACTTCTATTTTCTTAACCACGTAGCCCAAGCTGTCATGAACCTGAAGCGCCCAGTTGTAACCGTTCGCTGCCATCCGTAGAGATACGTTACCGATCACGAAAATGCGGTCAAGAAACTGAATGATGTTCTCAAGCATCTTGCCGCCGTACATCTTATAGGTGCCATAGCCGTACGTGTAAACGTACTCACCGTTCGCAAGTTGTCGCGGATTATGGTACTTCATCTTCAAACCGCCCGGCCCTTCGATCTCGCCGTACCGTATAGTGATAGGTCCAATCCGCATCTGACCACCAGCCCGCTTAGACCACACCGTTTCAATCGCTTGCTGCAACAAGTACCACATAGCCTTGATCTGATGATAACGGCTGCGATAGTCTCCCACGATCTTACCAGCAAGCTGGGGCGTCCAAGGTTTGCCTAAGGATTTCTCGATATCAATCCCCTGGAGCCGGACCTTAGTGGCAATCAAGTTGTAAAACTTGTCCACACCACACTGGAAACCTAGTCCAAGCACACTTTCTTTGCCTATGAACCGATGGTCAGGGTGCTCTTTCTTGTTCACCGGGAACCCGAACACAATCGATGCGAAGGCCGCGTACGGGTCTCCCCCTGGCTTCCTAAATTCGGTTAACAGTGGTATGCACTTACACAACCATGCATTCAATCGGGCCTCGATTTGGGCAGCGTCACCTTCCACTAGCTCTTCATCTTCCTCCACTTCCAGCGCATCACGAATACGTGATCCACCGGGAAGGTTCTGCATATTCAATTTCCAATCACCTGAGAAGCGATGGGTGTGGGCCCCTGAGAAGCGTAGCGGGACCGGCATGAGATGCCGGCCATCTGGATAGGTTAAATCAGCCAGCTTAATCAGCCGTTGCGTTCGGGTTTCCTCGATAGTGCTCTTGAGCCCTAGACGGGCGCACGCTAGCGCTTGCACACGTAGGTCTGGATCGTTCTGTAGATCATCCATGAACGTGTCAGTCTTGGCGAACGCAGGGATATTCCCATCCCCTGTAGGAGAGGGCTTGTATTCTATCTCCACCCCAAGGGCTTCCAATGCCTTTTGGAAGCCGTCTGTGGACATTAGCGTACTTTTATCGATATTAGCCGCCGCTAAAAGCTGCTGCTTCTTTGCACGTACATCTGTAAGATGGGCTTCCAACATGGGCTTGTTAATCTTGAGCCGCGGCTGCACGGTAGCACGGATGCACAGGTCCATCACGCGACGTTCTGACGCAGGTAGCTCACCAATGAGAAGCTTGAAGATATCGCGCGAAGCTTCATTGTCGGTGTTAGCATAACGGCAAAAATCATTCCACATCCCTTTTTCCATGAGGGAAGTAGCATCCAGGCCAATCACTTTATGGATCATATCACCCTTCTGATGGGGTGTCTGTAGCACCTTACATACCGTTTCCAAGTTTAGCTTCGGAAGGATATGGCCACGGAGCGCACGGGCAAGGTTCATGCTATCCATCATGAGTGCCGGCACCCAACCATAGCGCCATGCCAGGATAGCGTTGTCAAAAAGAGAATTGAATGTAACCGTCATAGTAGTAGCAGGATCGACTGTCTTGATCCAGTCGGCAAACGCTGGCCCATCTATAATGTGGCTCGGCTCATTGTCAAAAGCGACTGCACAAAGGATAACAGCAAACCGCTCATTATCAAGAATGTACTCCGCAGGTGTCATACTGCGAAGTGTATAACCCTTAGCGTAGAATCGTTTCGAAGTCTAAAAACAAAATACGTTCTATGCTCATGACTTCTCTCCACTCTCCGCGCGCCACCCTTCTCCTCGCACAATAAGTGAGATAGTGCGCTGACAGACCCCATATTGTTTTGCCAAATCTACTTGGCGCACAATGCCGGATTTATAAGCTGCTCGTATCTCATTTGCCTTATCAAGCGTAAGCTTCACGTATGCTCGGTTACGTGCTTGGGTCTGTCTTGTTGCCCAAATGCAATTATCCTTACAGTAAGACTTATCCCCATCCTTTCGTTCAAGTGTATGTTTTGGAGAAGGGCGTTTACCCATGTCTTCTAGGAAGTTTTCAAATACATACCATCGCAAGCAAATAGTAATTCCCCGCCCGCCATAATACACCCAATCATCAGCTTTAGGATTACGGCAGCGATTTGTCATCATAGACCATGAACGATATTCTGGAATATCTCGCAGTCTGTGGCCTAGTCCTCCTACCCACCTAGGATGGGAAGCGCCACGCGAATGATTGGTGTGCACACCCTTAGGCATTACTTCTTCCTTTGGCCCTTTCGGGCCTCCATCATCAGGCGACGCTCGCGCATGAATTGTTCTCGACGCGAAGCCGTCTCTTTGGTTCGCACCTTATAGTGCGGTCGGCGCATCGGTGCCATATGCTTATAGCCATTTACGGATTGCTTTCGGCGTCTTCGTGCGGTAGCTGCTGCGCAACCCATCTTATTCTCCTGTTAAAGGGAAATGGGTGCAACCGGAGAGGGTGGAGAGCGGTTGCACCCAGAGCCAGCCTAAGTACCGTATGTGAACCCCAGCCAGTTATGCGTTGTCGGCGCTGTCTGGGCACACTTCCTCAAGCTGTCTCACCCGCTGCGGCGACAGCGGGGTTAAAACTCAATATCACAGGCATCGGCTGCTTTACTGATATCAGCCATTGCCTTAGCTTCTACTTCTTTAGGGTCTACTTTGTCAATCAACTCCGAAGGGGAAACCGCCTGCGAAGACGCCGGCGACGCACCATATTCCGGGTCTTTCCGTGTCTGTTTTTTCTTCGCAGGCGGAGCAGGTTCACTCGCCTGCACCAAGCCTCCACGGGAAGGGTGCACTACAGTCCCGCTTCTACGACTAGGTGCAGGCGACTGAACCTCTTTCTTTTTAGGTCCTTTTGGTGCGTTCTTGATTGCCTCTAAGGCGGCTTCTACCGGGTCCGCATGGTGCGCATGCCCTGAGCCCCATATTGCAGCCGGACAGAAGGTCGCATGAAAACCACCACCGCTAGACATGATTGATAGATGCGAGAAGTTGCCGGCATCAACGAGCCCACGAATTGCGATATCAAGGACGCTCATGTTTCTCTCCTCAGAAGTGAAACACCGTGCACATGGTAAGGACAAATAGGGCGCACAGAACAAACGCCAGCGAATGCCAAACCAAAGTGGGGTTCATCCATGCACCTTACTAGCGCTTTTTGGGATTGTCAATCGCTATTTGATCTAGTGTTTTACCGTCCGTGAGGTATCCGACTACATCTGTCACACCACCTAAAAACTGTTCGGAGGTGATATGGGCGCCAGCCATATACTGGCACAACGTCGCCAGATACATAATAGCGTGAAAGAGTGACGGCTTGTCACGGTAGCGGGTATAGGCGACGTCTAGCGTTAATGCACTCATGATTTTCTCCTGTTAAGTGCGTTTTGTTGCGGCGTTACCCAACGGACGCTGTTAATAATCCACGCCAGTAGCTAGGCGAATGACCGAATGTCTCTACAAGATATAGAATTATTTCTTCTATATCCAGTTCAGGATCAAAGTCAGCATCGACTTGTTCCGTGAAGCCCCCATAACGCGGCTCATGTCGAAGTGTTCGCTTATCAACCTGTCCATCTTTTCGTAGTTTCATGGCCGAACGCGCGAGGTATAGACGGTTGCCGGATACTCGGTGCTGTCTGCCAGCTTGCGATACTCGGTGCCGGGCACGGCATCGTAGAGCGCTTCCATGATATCCTTGCCACGCTCCACATATCCCACGATCCCCGTACGGATATGGCACATAGCTCGTGCGAGCGCGAAGGGGTCGGATGGATCCGCAGCGGCATATCGCTGTGCAGCGGCTGTAAGGCGTGCCATTCGAACGGGCTCATTGTTCGGGTTCACCCGTGTAGGCTCACCCTTGTGATTGATGTACTCTTTCATACTCATTCCTCCTGTGAATTAGTGCACGGGTTGCTATCCTTGAACGGCATGTATAACCACCACTGGCGGACGCCACCACAGGATAACTTTCTGGGAGCAACCGTCGCCCGCGCTCCACGGCTGGGAGGTTAGGCGTCCTTAGCTCCTATACAGGTCCGACCGTGCCACCGTAATAGCCGCGACAAATTGCCGCAACCACCAACGCCACCACGGGATGGTAGTTAGTTCAATCGTTTGCGGGAGGTGACTAGAGCGTAGCGTGATCGTTGTCATTGCCTTATTCCTCCTTGTTTCCACCCGTTGCACCTTCCCACGGTTTCAACGCTGTGTCAAGCTCTTTGTCGCTCATTACAGGCGCGGTCACCGTGAAACCATGTTGCTCTAGCTGTTGCTTCATGACGTGCAACGCTTTAGTTAGAACCGGGAACCGCAATGCGACGGGCAACGGCTCTTGTCGCACGATACGGAATGTGCTTGTTATGATTGAGAGCGACGATACAAGCGAACGCTCTTCCAGCTTGAATGCATTAACATGTTCAGCAAGCGCAACCAGATATTGAAAATGGTAAGGCCCAAGGTAAGGCCCAAGGGGAGGCCCACCTTTCGCGCTGATGTAATAATCGCTCGCGCGTGCGTTCCATTCAAGTTCGCGGTAAGGAACAAGGTTCGCTAGGCGGCGGCGAATGCGGCCCACAATCGCAGTCACTGTGACCACATTTTGGCCCTCATGATTATGAATGAACGCTGTTGCTGTTTTCATAGTTCTAACCTTTCTTTAGCTTTAGCGGCAGCTTTCTGAGCACGGAACAGCTTGCGCTTGAACTTCGCCTCAGGACTATCCGGTGCGTTTCGTTTTATATTTGCGGCGCGCGTTATGGTACCTCTTAAATAGGCCCTACGCTTTAACGCGCGCCGCTCGGCTGCTAGCCGTGCTTTCATGCAGCTAACCCACACTTGCGCAAGAGGTAGCGGCGCAACGCGCGCTTGATTATGTCGGGCTTCTCGCCACGGTCAAGCTTCGTGTTGCCCAGTTGCCAGATAAAGCTAAGGTTAGTGTAACCCGCCCACACAAGCGCGTTATATATTAGGCTACCGTGCAAGTAGCCCTCCTTGATGTGTTTAAGGATATGGTCATTGCCCGCCGAATGGTCACCCCATGTCTTGCCGTTTTGATCCCGCATGCAACACAGCCAACAATTACCCCCGTTTGGCTCGGGTAGCTTACGCAGTTTGTCAAGCTTGTTTACAAACTTTGTGATTTGCTTGCGCAGCTTCGTTTCCTTATCGGCCAACATAACGCCTTCCATATGTTTGCCGAGTGTTGGATTGAAGCAATCGGGCACCACGATCCCGTCGTAATATGGCACCTCAATTCGGTCCTCATTGTGAGCTTTCCATACATACCACAAACCTTTTGTTTGTGATATTCCATAACCGGCCGGCAAGCATTGGTTCATGCGGTCTTTAGTTGTGACGGTTTTCCAGCCGCCGCTATGCAGTACGATTGACCCATTGGATAGGCGCCGTACAATATCTGTATGGTGCAGCCGTGTCACCGTTTCACCGTTCACGCTATCATCCGGCCCATCTGGGACGAAATAACGGAACGTGTTGCGTGCGATGATTTTAGGTTTCCAAGTCGCGCGTTGCTCGGGAGTAAATTCGTCGCGCAGATTTGTCCGTGGCATGGTTAGTCCTCCTATGCTGGTAGTTCGACGGGCGCAAACATGGTGCACCAATGCCGGCCTACAACGTAGCCTATATGTACCGCACTCCCATCCTTTTTGTCAATATACATTTTGGTAGGTCGACGGCCGCCAAGCTTGCGATATAATTCACGAACGCTGCGGGCGTACCAGTGTTCCCCGTACTGGTCCATATAAAGCATTAGTTTCCCGTTCATGATTGCACCTCTTGATTATTGTCCACGCGGTATACGGGATATGGCACTTTCCCACCGTCAAACCAATCATGGCCAAGGCAGTAGGTTCTCGCGCCCTCAGGCATGGGATAGTCGAGATTGCCCGCACCTGGAACACAAGGCGAGCAAAATTGCGCGTGCGTGTAGTATGGGCTTTTCAGCACCATGATATCAATGTCTAGACAATCGACAAGGTGATAGCCTTCCGCATCGTAAGAATAGCCTAGAGGCTCTTCCGGGAAACAATCGCAACTATCCCAAACGAGTTCACAATCGGTGCAAGCATAGTCTGCGCAGCCGCAACTGCAATGGTAGTCGCCGTGCTCATCGCTATCGTATTCTACAACGGCATTGCCGCATTTCGGGCATGTCTGCTCACCATACTCAGGCTCAGAGCTATCAGCCCATGCCTGCAAAACACTATGCTGCGATATGCAGCCATAGTGAATACCTGTGGCAGGGTCGCGATTAGTGCTGCCGATGCGGCCGTAGTCAATTCCAGCGTATGACATATTAGTTTCCTCCTGCTAGGCATGATTGCCGAATAGTGCGCGCTAGTGATCGGGTGATAACTCTCTAGTGCGCACTACGCTGCAATCACCCGACTGCGAGCCTCTTTGCGCCGCTCTTGGTGCGGCAGTCATTCGCATGTTTCCAACTCTGATAGGCACCACTGTACTGATATGGCGCTTTGTTGTGTCGAGCGTAAGGCGACATACCGCCACGCCGATCACGCCGCTTAGGTAACGTTGCACGTTTCATTGTACCGCCTCCAAGCACGCGCGCCAAAAATCTACCTCTTTCGAGCTAGAATTGCCGGCATAGGCGCGTGCCAGTTGATATTGATAGTGTGCGACGCGATCAACGCGACGCCATTGACGATCTGACTTGAGAAATTCTAGTACCAGTTTCACCGTTGCACCTCTTTCCATGATAAGCCGCGAATTGCGGCAATATCCCACAGGTTTTGGAGAATTGCAAAAGTTTCATCCCCTAATGGGGTTCCTTTGCGCGTTGCTTCCCAATGGGATATCGCTTCATCCCAAGGGAAATTCCGGCAACCAGCTTTTACCCTTACACCTTCACCGAACAAATTGGAAAGAATGAATTGGTATCCGTCTGAACGTGCTGCCCCTTGTATAATCCATTGATTGCCAAGTTTCGCACCGGATAGGTGCGCACCGGATAGGTCCGCACCGGATAGGTTCGCACCGAATAGGTTCGCATGGGATAGGTACGTACCGGATAGGTGCGCATGGGATAGGTCCGCACCGGATAGGTGCGCATGGGATAGGTCCGCACCGGATAGGTTCGCACCGGATAGGTCCGCACCGGATAGGTCCGCACCGGATAGGTTCACACCGAATAGGTTCGCACCGAATAGGTACGCACCGGATAGGTCCGCACCGGATAGGCACGCACCGAATAGGTGCACACCGAATAGGTGCGCACCGAATAGGTTCGCATGGGATATGTTCGCACCGGATAGGTTCGCATGGGATAGGTCCGCATGGGATAGGTCCGCACCGGATAGGTTCGCATGGGATAGGTTCGCATGGGATAGGTTCGCACCTAATAGGTCCGCACCGGATAGGTTCGCACCGAATAGGTACGCACCGCTAAAATCGCGAGTACCTGATTTGTATTCTGCTACTATATCTCTCATGACTGTACCTCCTTATCGCGTAGTGTGTGCAACACTATCACATTATCGGGTGATAGTTCGATGCGGCGTAGTGTCGCACGAGAGAGCAACGCGCGTCGCACGTTGGTCTAGCTCAACAGCGCGTTGCGCGATTTCCCGGTAAGCCGCTTCGCGTGCGGCATCTAGTCGCGATCGTTCCATGTTTCATTCCTCCTTGCATTTCATGTGAGCGTAGTTCGCCTGCGGGTCGGCGCGCGCCGCTTAAGCCCTCAGTATCGCACACTGAGGGCTTAGACTGCAAGCCCTAGACGGAGGCGAGAAGCTTAGCAACCGCGTCGGCGCTACCGTCTATCGCGGGCGCGAGCTTAGCAGAAGCGGCTTCGAACCATTTTGCTGCGGCTTCGCTGCCGACACGCGGGCGAAGCAAGTCAACAGCCTTCGCCTTCATGGCGTCACCCGTGCCGAAATTTGCCGACACAAACCGCGCCATGTCTTGGTTACCGTCACTACCGCGTGCCGTTCGCTCGTGATCCACAAAGCGGGTGACCGCGTTTAGGGCGCACCATTGTGTGCCCGCGGGCGTGCCTTCCTGCACCGTATGCTTGTACGCCGCGCCAAGTTCTTGGAATTGATTGAGCTTATACGTGCTGATATCCTCCGGCTTCGCTTCAAACGGGATATCCAGTACCTCTTTAAAAAAGAGCGATACATGCTCTTTCGGCATCTCGTGCGAAGCCATCGCGTCGCCCATCTCCTTGAACCTGTCGAATTGCTGCGCAAGATCGGCAAGCTCCCGTGCAACCCGATCCGCATCATAAGCGCTGCGATGCGTGCTGCGGACTGTAGGTGTCTTTTCGCCAACGGCGGCTTTCAGAGTATTGTCGCAAATTGCACGCGTCATGCATGTTTTAGTGATTGACGCAGCCGTTGTGTCAAAGCTAGTCGTGGCAAGCAAATATGCTTTATGCTTGTCACCACCTACGGTCATGTCACCGTTGAACTTTGCAGTAATCCAGATATGCGAGCCGCCCGCATAGTAACCTGCTGCATCGAATTGAAAACGGCTATCAACGCCAATATACCGTTCCATAAGCTCAAAAAATTCCCGCGGCTGATGTACCTTGTACTGCGGCGTAGCGTCGCCAAGGATGTAGCCATTGTCATTCCGGGCGAGGAATACTTTGTCTGGAACGGGCACATATACACCGTTTACAAGCGCATAAGCCGGCACCTTGACGGCTTCCCAAGGCAGGCCGGATTGCTCAATCCATTGATCCATTGTTTGCCCGGCTTTCATGGCATTGCCTAGGCGATGCCATATCGAATTGCGGTCTCCGGCGAACGCAAGTTGCGCTTTGCCAGCTGCGTAATCCTGTACGATTTCACCCATGACGATATCTCCAATGGGCAGAATTGCCCATGCATGTTGTAATCCTGCAAGGGACGAATAGCAACAGGTCATACAGGTTTTGTGTGATTTATGTTTAAGATATAGTGTCACACATAAACGTGTTTAGCTGTACCATATGCCGTTAATAAAGGTTTATCACTATAAAAACGATAGTGTGGTCATACAGTTTTTTCAAAAAGTGTCATAGAGTGGCACTATTGAAAACTGCCGGTTTCACTCATTTTGCCCGCGCTCGCCCCTTGATTGGGCAGGGGAATTATAGACACGTGCACAAGCGTCAAAAATTTTCACATAGAGACCGATAATCCATTTCTCTATTAGTTAATTTTTTGATTTTTGTTAAAGACTAGGTGTTATACACATATTGTTACGCGAGTGTAAAAGACTTATACTTTCACACCCTTATACCCGAAAGTAACATAGTTTTCTAGAGTAAAATTTTACCTCTCCAGGGTCTATACTTGTAGTACATATGTATGACGGGGTATCATTCTAACTTTTTCTGTCGATTTTTTTGCCGCTTGTGCACGTGACGGTGAAACCGCTGCATTTTCAAAGCTCGACCGCGGGCAAAACATGCCGAAAGCACAATCTGAAAATCAGGCAGTCTATGTGACAGTAGACCAAATCATGTAAAATGGGTATCACAGGTTGAATAATTTTCAATACAACTTTTTCAGGGTGTATAAGATTATTGGTTAAAATTATGTACCATTATGGGATTACAACTGTGATAGGGTTGCACCGTCGAATTATCTAATGATTACAGATCTCGTTGAAGCCTAGGGTTGTACCGTTCTACCGTGCCAGGGTGCCACCGTGCCACCATTAAAAGTGCCCCCCGGTACCATGGACAGACGTGCCACCCTCGCGCGGCCGAAGAGGGGGTTTGAAAATATATAGCCCTCATTTTTGAACATTAAGGTTCTGTTAAGGTCTAACGGTGAAACTCCTCCATCGCCGTAGCTCAAAAAGGATTAGAGCAGGGAGCTAGGGGGCCGTACCATACGCACCCCGAAACCCCCAGGTTGCTGGTTCAAGCCCAGCCGGCGAAGACCGCAGTTGATTACTTTACAAGGCATTTTGGCCCCGTAAGGGCTCTTTTGCCTCATAAATTACTCAGGGCGTAGCTCAGCCTGGTAGAGCTTCTGGCCTGGGCCCAGAAGGTCGCAGGTTCAAATCCTGCCGCCCCGACCAAACTTTTCGCTTGACAATGCCAACGCAGAGGAGTACCACTAGCCAGGTAGAGAGGAAGGCCGGCTGGAACGCTCTTGCCTTCATCACCCGCGTGCGGCAGATGCTGCTGGCGTCGGGGTGAAGACATGGCCTCCAGAACGCTAACGTACTCCCTCACTACAGCATACCCGGGCACCGGGTTGGATCGTAGGCCAATACCGGACCCGGTTTTCTTTTTTCGCTTGACAATGCCAACGCAGAGGAGTAAGAGGGTGACACCATGACCAAAACCCATGCCGACCCCGAAGACAAAGATATTGACTGCACGCTGTTCCGTCAGTTGCAGGTGTTCCTGATTGAACATGAGGAAGTATCTGAATTTGACGCATTGGAAATGGCACGGGACTTCATGCGGAACTATTGGATACCATTCTGCCACACCAAATACCCGGTGAAGGAGCAATCATGAACCGTCGAATGACCTTGCGTGACGTGCTCGAATGGTTTGGCGTATTAATTGCTGCCGCAGTAATATTCGCGGTTGCGTATATTCTGGTTTCATACGGACTCGCGCATGCACGCCAGATAGACCAAATACAGTTCACGCCGGCACAGCAGGAATACATCAAAGGGTTGCACAATCAACATTCGATACCCTGTTGCGATGACGCTGATGGCACGGGAGAGTTTGATTGGGACTATGCGCCTACCGGTACTACATTTTACGGTGCTCCGGTCCCATATATCGTACACTGGCACGGTGAAACGGTAGCGGTCCCTGACTATACAGTAATTACACCGAACTTGCTGAAAGAACCACGATTATGGATTGTTGATGCGCGAGCTAGTGGTGGAAGTTTATACGTGCGTTGTTTCTTGCCAGGAGCCGGGATATGAAATTCTTTTTGGTAGTATGGCTGCTTGTGGCACAAGGAAATACGCCTGCGAAAGTTGTGCTGGAAGATACTTTGGTGGTTACCAAGGATGCTTGTGTAACGGCAATGAGTGAGTCACTTGAGAAGGCGGTTCCGTTTGTGGCGGCACACAACGAGATTATCGAGTTTCACGCCGAGTGTGTTGGGGAACATGTGGTTGAATATCCAGCCAAAGGAGGTTGATATGTGGGTAGTTGTTTTACTTGTTCTTGAGCTTGCCACTGGCGATGTTCACCCGCTGATTTGGCCGACACCGTTCGAAACACAACAGATGTGCCGGGACTTCTTGCCACAGGCAGAGAAGAACGCTGATAGTCAATTCAGTCTGCCGAAGTATTCTATCTCGGTTGACTGCCACAAGACACCTAAGACAGGAGCACCAATATGAGCTATGATCCGCAATCTAAGTATCCCGGCTTCAAGCTGTACGAGAGTGTCAAACTTGTAAAGGCCGCAAAGATAACCCATCTGGAACCATTTAAGGATGGCCAGACTAAGTACAGTATGCGGGTCAATGGTGCGACGGATGGACCCCATATCCTGGTGGAAGCCAAAGGGCGGCCATGTCCTGAAGTGGAATGGTATGTAGTTATGTATCCGAATGGGTATATTTCCTTCAGCCCCCCGAAGGCATTCGAGGAAGGACACATCTGTATGGATTGGCTCACTGAGGATGCGGTGGCTCATGAGCACCCGGAGCACGATGATCATAAAGCATCCGACGATGGTATGCCGGTTCCGGAGAAGATCAAGTGAAGCTGCACGATTACCCCGATACGTTGTCCCCTGCTGCTGCGAAGACCTTGGCGTTGCGCATCCAGCAGTATTGGAGGATGAAGGGTAATGCGGGCATAATCGTCTGGTCTGAACCCAGTGCCAAGGCTACCGCTGTAAACCCACGGCCTTACCATGTAGTTAGGAGTAACTTGATAAATGGATTGCCTCCGGTTACGCCCGGTTAATCCACCGGGCACCCGGAACGTGAGAAGCACAGCTTCCCAGCTAAGGGCGGTTGTCGGTGACAAACACGTAAATAACACAGTGGAACCGTCATATGTTTTTACCAACGAAGGTCAAAGTAGTAACAACGAAAGACGAAGCTAACAGGCTCGGTGTTAAGATGCACGATCAAGTTAGGGAATACTATCCCCCGCTTGACGAGTATAAGCTGAACAAACTGCTGGAGTTGTACCATGACAAATCAACGGGCTCGAACAGTTGACCCCTCCGGATCGCTTTGTGCCCGAGAGCCGCTGGCATCAGTTCGGGCCCGTTGACTTAGGCAAATATAGGAGTTCTCAATGTTCGTAATAGACACCGCAGAAGACCTGAGCAATAAAGCCGACAGCATCAAGAAGATGGGTGCCACTGGCATCATGCGGTATTTTAACCCTCTCAGCAACGGCCACGACAGCGGTAAATCCCTGACCACTGCTGAGGCTAAGCGGTGGGCCGAAGTAGGGCTCCCTGTCGGGGTCGTTGTTGAGGGTTACGGTCTGGCCAACGGTACCGGGGTCGATGGGCCGTCAGGCTCCCGCGATGCACGGGAGGTCTTGCAGTGGTTGCCCTCTGTTGGCCTTACACAAATACCTGTAGTTTGGTTCGCAGTAGATACGGATGCCTCTGCCGACCAGATCAATCACAACGAAGTGGAGTATTTCGACGCGATAAAGTCGGCGTTCAACGCCGCGCCGTTTAGCTCGCGGCCGCAAATTGGTATTTATGGTTCGGGCTGGTCTTGCATGAGTATGGTTGGAACCAAGCGTGCCGACAAGGCATGGGTTGCCGGCTCCCCAGGCTGGTCGCATTACAAAGATTACGTGGCCGCAAACGGTTGGACCCTCTTACAGAAGATATATCCCGGTGAAAAGTGGAACGGGTTACCGGCCGACACTGACACCGTGAACCCGAAACTCACACTGGCCGGTGCTGGACTAATTATCCCCTTCGCCTCGGCGCAGTTGCCGGCATGGAATGCGCCGTCCACGCCAGCAAAGCCGGGTATTCCCACCGGTACTGCATCTCCTAGCTTGTGGTCTCGGTTCTGGAATGCATAACATGACAGTCAAAATTCCCCAAAAGCCTGAACTTCTTCTACCGCCAGGTGTGACCCGCCTGGAGCCGAAGAAAGTATCTGTGGATAGTATCACTCCTAAATGGGCGGACGCGGTAGCTTGCTTGAAGGAATTGATCGTCCACTTGGAAACCGAACGATTACCGGTACCCTGTATGATCTACATTGCCATGCAGGCTCACCATCCGGAGGATGATACCAAAAGCATGTATCCCAGCTATTCCTGGTCTGAAAGCAAGGTGGACCAAACACTTCGGTTTAGGGGACTGCTTGATAGACACAAAGCAGCTATGCCGTGAGGTTCTGGCCATATCCGGGGTGCCCGTGCCCGGAAGACTGCGATGACGAAGGTGAGTGTGAGGGTTTGTGTGCTGGGAAGGGTATGGGCTGTGATGTTGAACAAAGATATTTTGCGTACCGCATATGCCTACTTGAACGAGACAGAGCCATTCGTGAAATGGAATTTACCAGACGCAGATGATGTAGATTTTTCGGTGAAGGATAGCAAGAAACACGCTGCTAAATGCCATCCTCCTGAATGTACTCAGTCCGGGAGGTATCTGATTGAAGTTGCTGAACGGCACCATGAGGGCACTTTGAATTTGATGGAAACTATGGCTCATGAAATGGTTCATATTCATGAGTTTCAAGCCTGTATTCCACGAACTAATGGAAAACATCTTCATGGTAAAGTGTTTAAGGCTTATGCTAAACAGGTATGTGAGGCTCATGGGTTTGACATAGCTCAGTTCTAAGGAGTATGAAAATGAAACGACTTGACATAATTATGGTTGTTGCCGCGGTCATCGTAGGATATGTTTGCACCCCCCCTATCCTGAATGCCATGGGCCAGTTTCCCGGATGGGCTGTTACGTCTCCAGGAACTGTACCATCTACGGACCTGAAGCCGATTGCCGTTATCACGCATCCTAAATCCACGAAGGTTGAGAAGCCTTCAGAAGTTCATTTACCTTCTGTTAACCCCCCGGCGATAACGTCGGATGTAACAGTTGTTCAGCCGACAAAAGCTATCGTCACGACTTCTGAAAGGGAGAGCAAAATGGACTGGTTTGATATTTTCCTGCGGACCTTTGCTGTTGTGGGCGCTGTAGTGTTCGTGGTCTATCTGTTCAACCATGGCGTCAAGCCTGCTGGCGCCAAGGTTGCATCCTGGTTCACTGTCCTGAAGAGTGACTTCACGTCACTGGTCGCCCGGGTCGAGAACCTTGAGACTACCGTCGCCGGTACGGCTGTGACGCCCACTGTGGCAGTCGCCGCTAAGGCTTCGGCTGTCAAGGCCGCTACTGCTCCCGCCGCACCCGCGGCTCCTGCTACCCCGGCCGCTACTCCCGCGGCCTAATACGGACCCGTGCCCTGACGCTCTCCACGGGGTAGGGGTCCTTTAACTTATCAAGAGTACCAGTGTAAGCGGGTCCGTCGCCTGCACTGGCCTTGAGCGATGCTCGGCCGTCTAGTGGGGGTGTAGGCGGCGGACCTTTTGAGTGACCAATGGATTTATCAGTTTTAGTTGTTCGTGCTGCTGACGAGGGAATGCCAATAGCAGCCCTTAAGCGGGTGTTCAATAATACTCCTGATGGTGAACCACTTCCCATCCGCAACATCCTTCACGATGCTGTGACACATGGGCGCCTGGTTCAGATGCCTGCGGAAGACTGGCCTGTGAATACCCGTCGAGAAGATCGGGTCCCCACAATCCCTGTGCACGAGCTTCGAGAAGATGAAGCCGGCCTGCTGATGAAACTTGCTCGGGTATTCCGTACAACCCGTCTTGAAAGTAGCATTCTGCTGGTTGTCCTTCGCCGGCACTTCGCCACGCGAGAGATGCTTCACGATGCCGTTGAGGCTAACCGTGGAAACCCGGACGAACCTACGGACAAGAAGATTGTAGATGTGGTAGTGTGTAAGTTGCGTAAGAAATTAACCCCAAAAGGGCTAAATTTACACACAGTTCACTCGCAAGGGTATGAAATGAGTGAGATTGACAGACAGAAAGCCTGGGACCTAGTGCGGGAAGCATTTCCATCATGACCACAGTGCAGTTTGACCGGGAAGATATGAGAAGTCTTGGGGCCCAAGTCAAAAATGACATATTTCAGGCAATTCTAGGCACAAAAGACGTAAAAATACTCCCAGAAGCGTACGGTGAATTTATACTTACCGCCGTATCTTTGTATGGAATTGTAGTACGTGCAGAGCTTCTGGAGACCATGAGTGGCCTGTTGGAACAGCAACAGTTGACGGAAGAAATTATTAACAAGGCTATTGTGTACTTGTGTCGGGAATGTGACCTGAAAGCCGCTAAACTTGGCAATCAGGTAGAACTAATTGGCGAAGTCCGTGATGCTCCCGAGGTACGACACTAACTATTTATATAGAACCCCCTGCTATCGGTTAATAAACAGAGGGTTTTTCCATGGCTCGCCGCCCATCTTCTCAGAACGACTTCCCCTTGTCGGATGATGCCAAGTTTATGCTTGGCGAAATCAGCGCCATCGTAAAAACGCTGCCATCTCGGATGGATAAATTTGAGCAAAAAATGGATAACGCAGTTATCAGTCTAGATAACCGAGTAGCCCATCTTGAGGAATTGAACGCTAATCGCAGTGGTTCCGTTAATACGATGCAGCGCATTGGAACTTACGTGTGGGCATTTATTTCAGCTACTGTAAGTGGCTTCCTAGTGTGGTTCCTTGGGCGGCATAGTTAATCCCACACGTTAGGTGGTTTCATGTCCATCCTCCACTTGGCATGGGCGGCGTGGGCTGTTTAATACGTGGGGAGAAGACACGGCCGATTGCCTGAAGCATACCGCCATGGCAGACCAGGCAGACGTATTCGAGACAGTCGGAGACGTGTGAAAATTCATCCTTGCGTGGGACCGGTTTTCTCAAGCCCGACACCTTCATAAATTCGAACCTGTAGCCCCCGTTGAGGGCTCTCACTAGGTGTGGACAACCCTCCCGGTTGATAAGCATGCTAGGGCCGCCATTTGTATGGCGACCAAGAAAACTCTCTACCGCACGTAGTCTCGGATCGAGGTCGTTGGTGGGAGCCGGAAAGCAAGGAAATCCCAGACGTGACAGAAGATCGAAGCTGGTTTCCTCGCTGTGGGTGCTCCGTGCTACCCCAGCAGGATCGCCCACCAGGACAATCTTGCAGCCCATATACTTTGACTGCATCAATCGCCCGCGAAGGCTCTCTTGACAATGCTTCTCTAGTCCAATATTGTTCGCTGGCACTTCCTCGTGGACCAGGAGGCGGCCCAAGTGATCCGGTTGACATATGAGGCTCCACGGGTCGCGGCCGAAGTCTTGTCCAACTACGATTGGATATCCGGGAATAACATTCGTGTTGTCTACAACATGCCAATTTAACCGGAAGGTTTCACGGAAGACGGCGCGCCCACTCGGATCGTCTCCGTACTCTGCCTTGACATAGCGTTTTACGAAGTCACTATCAATCCCATGCATACGCACCATGCGGTTATAATACTCGCGTCCACGGGCAATTCGGTCTGGATGGTTGAACGGTAGCTTCTTGGTTTCTTCTGTCTGTAGCAGATAGTTGAGGTTCTCGGCGTTCCACGCGAGCCCAGAGGGTTGCTTGAATATTTGCCAGTCAGCCGGGGGGTTCTCCATGAACTTGTGCCATGCGGTCATTTCTGCGGGGAAGTTAGTGTCCGCCACTATGCCGTTCCATGTGGGGGAACCTTTGGCAGCGCTTGGATATCGTCCGATGCGGCCTGACAGCGGGCCCAGGATGTCTATATCCATTTCAATTGCTTCACTCAACCATGCACCGGTAAGCTGCATGGAGAGGAGCCGCCCTTGATCTGCGGCGTCTTCGAGTGGAAGAAAAACCCACTCACTTCGTATATCATCAAAGTTGATGTAATAGGTACCGTCAGAAACTTTCCACTGTCCCATGCGGTTGGCGGCAAGCCATGTATCGCAATCCTTGAGCACCGTGTCTTTAAGCTGCTTCAAAGTTTGCCGGACTACAGCATGACGTGTATATCGAAGTCCATCGTCGCCCGGATGCTGTTCGATAGACCGGCGCACAAGTTCTACAATGACCCCGGTAGTCTTACCTGATCCAACAGGACCGGCGACAAGACGGCCGAAAGCATCGCTCTTAGAGAACGATGCCATAGTGGGGGAAGCATCGTATTTGAAAGCCATATTAGACCTTGATTATTTTTCCGCGAAACTGGAAATGTTCTTCGTCCCATTTTATTACAAGTTCGGGATACAGCAGTTTGCCATCTAGGAATGTAAACACTCCGAAGGCGGAACGCCAGTTCTTAGGGTTGTCTTCGGTATAATCAAGAAAGGCCCGGTGACCGGGTTCAGCCACGCATCCGGTATCGACGCCGTAGCGTGTCCCATTATAATCGGTGTAAGGGATGACTTTTGCGCTATGCAAATGTCCGGTGATAGTCGTGAGCCCGGATCGCAATGTGTTGTTCCACGGTGCATGGTCGCCTCCCTTGAAGCGATGTTTGACTACAACATTGCCATTGATCCAGCAAGACCAACAAGGTTCCCAGATCGGAAAGTGATCACGAAGATGAACACCGTGAAGTTTGGCATACTCCGGTGCAACGGTGGCAAGTCTTGTTTCAAAACGTCCGTCATGATTTCCTAGGGTCCACACTTTTAGTGTCCCACCTGGAAGTGCCCTACAGATTTCATCCAACCGGGCTTGAGCCGTTTCTATTTCCTCTTTAACGGTGGGTTGTTTCTCCCAACCAATCGGCGGATGCCGACTGACTGCCGCCATATCAACCACGTCACCATTTGCGATGAAAAGTTTTGGTTTTAATTCCTTGCACATCATCACCAAGGCACGATGCATTGTGGACTTGGGGCCTGGCCAATAGTGGAAGTCGGACCCAATGATGACTACGCCATTCGGCACATTGTATTCGATGCGGCCAGGATGTTGTTCCAGACCGGGGATTATTCGTTCGGCCGATCTCTTGGGGTTTAGAACACCGGAGGTTATAATAATATCACGTTTTCTTTCCAGTCTGTTTCTTCGCCGTGTAACATCACGTTTTTGTATGTTTAGTTTTCTTGCTGTTTCTGCTGGACCAAACTGTTGGTACATTTCGATGAAGGTATCATCGTCACAGCGTGGGGCACCACTATTGACACCACCCATTACACTCTCTCCGTTGCTTCAATGGCTTGGATCATTGGGTCGCCTGGCATCATATCGATGGTCTTTTCAAAAGACAAGCGGGTATCGGCACCGAGGTTAATTTCAATTTTGAACCGCTCACCGGGCTCGCTTGACCCCGGCACTTTCTTTAACCCTGCCATGTCGGCCAACCATTTGCCAGCCTCTACAGCATGGTTAAGAGGTTCCTTAGGGTCGATCATGCGTGCATAAATATGGGGCATTGCCGCTTCAACTGCCGCGGCGGCTTCTAGCTGGGTTCGGGCCACCGTGTTGAGAGCACTTTGCCACTCAATTCTGGCTGCGTCCACAAGCTTTTGAAAGAGTTCATCTTGTTTAAGCTTTTCGTAACTGACTTGAGAGACCTTATAGGTCGCCAATATGTCCGCTTCCTCGCGGAGCCCTAAGGCAGTCTCGCGCGCAAGACCGGTAACGATGTATGGGGTTAACGGTGTCTCAGGTTCTGGTGTGGTAAGTGATTGATCCATGGCCGCTCTTTCCTAAAGCAGTTTCATTAACAGGTTGCTACTTATGGCCGATATAGGACAAGAAGGGGTGCTCCAGGTAATACCTGAAGCGGTTTTGCAAGCCCAGCAACAGCAAAAAGCAACTGCTCTTGCCCAAGCTCAGGATGCGGCCAAGAACAACGCCCAACAGGATGTTTCAACGCTGGTCTCCTATGTTAAAGGCCAGTACGAGATCATGCGAAACCACCGGAATATACAAGCCGGCTGGTCCGAACGTTTGCTTATAGCTCTTCGAGCCTACAATGGACAGTATGATGCCACGAAGCTCCAAGAAATTCGCATGTGGGGTGGCTCCGAGCTTTATATGCGGAGCATAGCACAGAAATGCCGTGCCGCTAGTTCACTTCTTCGTGATATTTATCTCGGCCCCGACCGCTGCTGGGGACTCAAACCCCCTGTTGCTCCTCCTATTCCGGATGATGTAACCCAGAAAATTGATCAGTTAATGCAGACTGAGGCACAATTTGTCCAGCAAATGGGGGCACCGCCACCTTCACCGCAAGATTTGCAAAGTAGAAAACGTGCCCTTTTAAGTAGTGCTTTTGAGGCTGCAAAAAAGAAAGCGGCTGATGAAGCCAAGACTAGCGAAGATAAGATAGATGAAATCTTGCTAGAAGGAGGGTTTTACGATGCCTTGGCCCAGTTCCTTGTTGATCTTCCAGTGTTCCCTTTTGCTTGCATTAAGGGACCAGTGGTTCGAATGGTTCCGACTATCACTTGGCCTCAGCAGGGGCAAAGTGGCGTACAGCCCGACCAAAGTGGCGCACAGCCCGGCCAAAACCAAAGCGGACAACCTACAATTCAGATGAAGGCCACGCTGACGTGGGAACGGGTGTCACCGTTTGATCTATGGTGGACGCCTGGCGTGGCGTCTATCGAGAACGCCAGCATTATCGAGAAGAGCCAAGTCACGCGAGCACAACTGAATGAATGCCTTGATCTGCCTGGATATAATCAGGATGAACTTAAGGCGGTACTTGATGAATATGGTCGTGGCGGCTTATATGATAACTGGGACTTGACTGATGCCGAGCGTAGTGTCCTTGAAAGCCGGGAGAACCCAGCATGGAACCGGTCAGCCCTTATCTCTCAGATGGAGTTCAATGGGAACGTCCAGGGGCGTGTGTTGCAGGATTACGGACTTGCTGTGGCGGACGAGCTTCGGGATTATCATGTTCAGGTTTGGCTTATTGGTTCGCACGTAATCAAAGCCCAATTGTCCCCGTCCCCCCGTATGCGGCATCCCTATTTCATAACATCATTCGAGAAGGTTCCAGGGACACCAATCGGTAACGGTTTAACGGACATTCTTACGGACATTCAGGAAGCTTCGAATGCAACCCTGCGGGGTCTGATTAATAACTTATCTATCGCATCTGGGCCTCAAGTTGTAATAGATGATGATCAGATCGATCCCTCAGAAAACAGTGAGAGTTTATTCCCATGGAAAAGGTGGCATGTTCGGAAGAACCTGTTGTCCGGTACGACAAGTACGCGGCCCGGCGTGGAGTTCTTCCAACCTCAGGACAATTCCGACAAGTTGATCAAAGTTCTGGAATTTCTGGACAGCAAAGCGGACGACGTGTCAGCTATTCCGAAATACATCGGAGGAGCGGCCGGTGGGAATGCGGGGCGGACAGCATCTGGGCTTGCGATGCTGATGGGCAATGCATCGAAAATCTTACAGACTGTATCAGCGAACGTAGACCGCGAAGTAATGAAGCCGGCTCTCTTGCAATTGTTAGATTTGATCCTGCTCACCGACACCAGCGGGCTATTAACCGGGGAGGAAAAAGTTAGTGTCCAAGGTGTCAATGTTGCAATCCAGCGTGAAACTCAGCGCCAACGCCAGCTTGAATTTCTTCAGGCGACCGCGAACCCGCTTGACCAGAAAATCGTAGGGATCAAAGGTCGCGGACTTATTCTACGGTCAGTTGCTTCTACAATCGGCCTTCCAGGCGATGAAATTGTCCCGCCAGATGACAAGCTTGATCAGATGCAACAAGCCGAAGAGGCTCAAGCACAGAACGCCGGGGCAATCGAAGCTATCAATAAAGGGGTTGATGCCGGTGTTAAGGCAGGCGTTCAGCGGGTCACGACAGAGTTAACAGCCGCTGGCCTTGGAATGCAAGAACAGATGCCGATGGGGGCACCGACCCACATTGGTACTCCAGGAGGGCCTCCAGGTGGCCAGCCGCAACCCGGTGGTGCGCCGATGGGTCCAGGAGGGCCAGGACAGCCCGGTGCTCCTCAAGGCGCTCCAGCGAACGCGGCTCATGCAGCAGCACGGGCTCAGGGCGCTAAGCCTAGTCCATTAACCACACAACATTTAGGTCCGCAAACAGCCTTAACGGGAAACACAAAAGGGCCTAATGCTATTCCTGTGCAAGGAGGCGCAGGATGAGTTTTTTGAAACACTTCAACGAGACAAACCGGGGCTCCAATTTGCCGTTGTATCAAGCACGCGACCAAGTTGTAACACAGATTAGAGAAACCTTGTTAGAAGAGCAAGGTTTTCATTGTGCTGCTTGTGGGAAGAGTAATTCAGGCACCACGCGTCCATGGCATCTAGATCATGATCACAGGACAGGAAATGTTCGCGGGGTTTTATGTTACCGTTGTAATATCACACTTGGCTTCGTGCGCGATGATCCGTTTCACCTTATATCTTTAATCCAATATTTGGGTAAAACGCAAGGGTCATGTTTACCTACTCTAAGTCAAAAAATAGGACCCCGTGCCACACTTAGCGAGACTAGATAACGTTTTGTTTACGGTAGTACGCTAGAAGGAAAGTATGAATTTTGAGCCCAGTTTTTAGCGGGTTTAGGAGCGACGACTATGCCTAATTTTCAAATCCGGTCTTCTCGGTTTTATGACCTGAACACGCTAGGTCCTGTACTGAAACAGGTCGTTGATATCGTTAACGCCGGGAACCTTGGCGGTCCGACTGGGCCGGCTGGTGGCGTAGCTGGTACTGGTGCGACTGGTCCGTCTGGTCCCGCAGCAGTTACCGGTATTACAGGTCCGACTGGTTTCACGGGAAATACTGGTCCTACCGGCCCGAGCCCGGCTACAGGTCCAACGGGTCAGACCGGCCCGACTGGCGCTACAGGGCTCGCGGGCGGCTATACTGGCCCCACTGGGCCTTCTGGTCCTACCGGACCTTCTGCTACAGGTGTAACCGGTCCAACTGGTCCTGCGGGTGCCGCAGCCACTGGTGGTATTACTGGACCCACGGGTCAGACTGGTCCGACTGGTCCGATCCTTACGAACACGGGTCCGACTGGCCCAACTGGCCTTTATGCGGGTCCGACTGGTCCGACTGGTCTAACTGGTCCCGCAGGGCCACAAGGTCCCGCTGGTGTTGGTGCTTGGTTGTGGGTTGCTCCCACGTCCGATCCGCATATCCTTGGTGCGGGATGGAATAACGGTGGAACGCTCGTAGTGTCCGCTGGTTAATAGGAGCGTCCGATGGGTTTTAATATTCTCGCTTCCCGGCACTATGATAAATGGGGCAAGCACCGCGACGTTTTGAAGCAGGTTGTTGACATTTTCAACCTTGGTGGATGCACTGGTGGGACCGCTATTGGAGGACCCACGGGCGCTACGGGTGCAGCTAGCCCTACTGGGCCAACTGGTCCTACTGGTGGAACGCCTGCTAATAAAGCAGGTTTTACTGGTCCGACTGGCTTTACCGGAAAGACAGGTGCGGCAACTGGTCCGACTGGTTTAATGCCTACAGGTCCACAAGGACCGACTGGTCCGACGTTTGCACTTGCGCCAGTTGGTGGTCTCTTTGCTTCTTCGGCTACTGGCCTTCAGGGTCCAACTGGTATCCCTGGCACTGGTGGCACGTCTATGACCGGTGTAACCGGCGCGACTGGTCCGCAACCTGGTACGGGACCGACTGGGCCGACTGGTATTCAAGGTTGTTCCGGCATGCCTGGGACTGGTATTACGGGGCCAACTGGGCCTACTGGTCCTTCAACTGGTCCTACTGGTCCTTATGGTTGGACGGTTACAGGGGCGACTGGTGCGACTGGTATCACGGGTCCCGGCGTTTATGGGGCCTTCCCTGGCGCGACTGGTTGGACTGGTCCTCTGGCTCAGGCATATCAAGGGGATAACGGCCTTGACCCGAACCAGCCTCTGTCGCCTCCGGGCCCGACTGGTGGACTTTTCCTTCCCCCATTCTATGATCCGCACGTTGCCAATGCGGTATGGTTCAAGCCGACATATATTACGCCGAATGTGGGTAATTCACCACCGGCCCTTGAGCCGCCTATCGGGACTACCGGGATGACTGGCATCGGTAAGACTGGCACGGCCGGTCAGGTCGTTGTCCTCTTAGGAAGTTGGCAGATTTCCAGCGGTTAAATTAGTGCTTGACTTTTCCGATTGCGGAGAGTATCAGTAATCGATACTTTCCGCAACCGGAACATGGACCCCACCCATGGCTCAACGTATCTGTCTCAATGCCATCGTACGCAACGAACTTGCGAACCTTCCTCGCATGCTCAAGTCTGTCATTCCTCATATTCACTGTGCGGTAATTTGTGATACTGGCTCTACCGATGGGACGCCTGAGTTCTGCGAAGCTATTTTTAAGGAGGCTGGTTTACCTTGTAAGATTGTCCACACCGAATTTAAGGATTTCTCTCAAGCCCGCAACTTTGCACTCTTGGCTGCGAAGACGTGGCATCAGCCATATGACTACATTCTGCTGGTCGATGCCGATATGGAATTGGTGGCAGACAAGCCTCTGCCACAGTTGACGGCCGATGGATACTCGCTCATTCAGCGACAGGGTGGGCTGGCATATCACAATGTACGGTTGGTGCGGAAGGATAGTCCCGCTCTTTATCATGGTGTGACCCATGAATACATTGGAGTAAACAATCCCCCTCTTTTGAATGAATGGCACTTTGTGGACCATGCGACTGGTTCTAACAGACCGGAGAAAATTGAACGTGACACACGCCTCTTGGAAGGCTATCTTGCTACTCACCCTGATGATGCCCGCTCTTTGTTCTACTTGGCCCAGACCCATAAAGATGCTGGCAAGTTTAAGGAAGCGATTGCGGCGTATGAAAAGCGCATCGCGGTAGGAGGGTGGGACGAGGAAGTGCTTCAAGCGCGGCTTAATGTCGCACGCTGTTATAGGTCCATGGGTGACGAGGCGACTTTTATACTCAAGTCGCTAGAAGCGTATAACTCGCGTCCGAAACGGGCCGAGCCGCTGTATGATCTTGCCCACCATTACCGGTTGAAAGATAACCAGCAACAGACTGGCTGGCTCTTTGCAGAAGCTGGCTCCAAAATTCCATACCCCGACGATATGCTGTTCGTGGAACAGTATATGTACGACTGGGGGTTCTTGGAGGAAAAGTCGATACTGGGGTTCTATAGCGATAAGACAAAGCCTATAGGCTTCGCAGCTTGTGATAAGCTTTCCCTTATGAAGGAAGCACCGCAGGGGGTGCGAGAAGGAGCCCGGACTAACCTGTTCCACTATCTCCGACCCCTCAAGGATTATGCATCGTCGTTCAAGACTAAGCGCATTCAGTATGCGGGTAAAGATAAAGGTTACAATGAGAGCAATCCATGTGTCACTGTCCATAACAACAAGATTTATCTGCTTTTGCGTACAGTCAACTACACGATAACGCCAGACGGTTGGTATGATATGCAGGGGGACACGTCCATCCGGACAAAGAACCATCTGTTGCAGCTTGATGATAACCTTGAGCCTACTGGTGGCATTCCTGTTCTCATGCCAGTTGATTGGCCGGCACCACTACGGACCAATGTGATGGGCTTCGAGGATATGCGTATCTTCTCCGCTGGGGGAGAGATGTGGACCCTATCCTGTTGTCTGGAACAGAATGAAGAATACTGGCGGGATCAGTGGTTTGCCCATCTCAGCCTTGATGGGCAGCTAGGAAGCGCACGGCGTATTGATGTTCTACCCAAGCAGAATGAGAAGAACTGGATGCCGTGGGTTGTAGATGACCATGACTTTATGTTTGTCTACAAACCTGGGGTGATCATTAACAAAGGGGGCATTAAGATTGTTGAAAAGCCAACTGTTCAGCAGATAGACCACTTCAGCGGTAGCTCACAGTTGATCCCGTTCGATGCTGGCTACTTGGGCGTTGTGCACGAAGCCTGGAAATCTCCAGTCACCGGTAAACGGTTCTATCAGCACCGTTTTGCTTACTTTGATAGGGAAGCTATGCCGGTTAAGTATAGCATTCCTTTCTACTTCAATCAGAAAGACATTGAATTTGCTGTAGGTATTGCAAATCATCCTGATAATGCTGAACGGATCATCGTGTCCTATGGCGTGCTTGATCGGGCAGCATGGATTGGTGAACTGCATGCCAATGATATAAGGAAGGTACTATGGCGGATATAAAGGTTGTAACGGGCTATATTCCAATCCCTGGATTTCATCGTGCTGATGAATACAAGGCACTTGGGGAAAAGCTTTTTGAAGCTATCATGCCTCATGAAGCACTCGTGTTTGATGATGAACAACAGAAATGGGAAGATACATGGCTTGCGCAACAGGTTCGATCAATTGGGAATGTAACTCATTCTGTTGCTGATAATCCAACCAAGAATACTTTAGCTTATCATGCGGTTCAACACCAAAAATTCGCATGGTTAACTATCGCTGCTGAGAATGATAATGGTCCAGCTGATATGTATGTTTGGATAGATTATGGCATTTTTCATCTTCCTGACTTGACTGCTAAAGTGGTTAGTGACTATTTGAAACGGGCCCAAGATTATCCAATTGTCACGATGCCCGGATGCTGGCCGAAGCGAAACGAAATTCCGCACGATAGCCCTTGCTGGCGATTTTGCGGCGGCCTTATGGCTGTGCCACGTACGCTAGTGAAACCATTCACGCGGTTCGCTATGGCGACTGCACTCCGACAGATTATGACTACTAGAAATGTTGAGTTCGAGGTTAATACGTTGGCGAGGGTTGAGTTAGGTGGTCAAGTACCAATTCAGTGGTATCAGGCGGACCATAATGCCTCCATGTTTACAGGTGCTCCATGAAGAAAAAGAAGAATAAACATGGACAACTTTTGCGGGTTACATGGAAAGATCATGCTGGATCAGCAGGATGGCGTGATGCGTCTGATATATCAATTAAACATGTGAGTGATTGCATAACAGTTGGTTACGTAGTTCACGAAACAAATAATTGGATTGTTCTAGCGCAAACACATCAAGTTAAGGATCATGATTACCACAGTAATCGTATGTATATCATTAAAAATTGCATCACTAAATGGGAGCGACTATGAAACCGCTTGTAGTTACCGGTTGGACGGATTTAGGGTTTAAGCCTCGTCCTGAGCAGCCCGCTTGTTTGCCACAGGAGAAATATGAAATCCTGCGGGATGGTCTTGTGGAAGCGGTGGGAGTGGGAAACATTCACAACTTCTGGGAATACCCATACGAAGACCTTTGGGTGCCGAAGGAGTTTGATCTAACTACGTTGCGGCCGGATACACCTACACCGCAGGACCGGTTCGCGGATAGTTGGCAACACTTGCGCTGTAACGCATGGCAGCATGAGCGTACGACGTTCGCCATGAAGGCAATGAAAATCCACCCTGATCGTGACGTGATGATATGGCTTGATATCGGCATTCTCAAGCAGGGGTTCTGGAAGAACAACCCTGTCACAAAGGAAAGTATCACGTGGTTCTTTAATCGGGTGAAAAATACGCCCGGTATGGACATTATCCCGTTTCCTGGTATTCTGGATAAAGGCCCGGTGTATCCAGGTTTGAATTGCTGGCGTTTTTGTGGTTCGACCCACATCTGGCCTGTGAGGTTCTTACCACAGATTGATAAAACATACAAAGAACAGCTTCGCGGATGGGTTGAACGCCACCATACCCTGCCGCTTGATCTACCTATCTGGGCACTCACCGAACAACTCAGTGGCTTACCATTCAAATTTTATCAGGCGGAATATGATGACACACAGATTTCTAATTATCGATATGGGAGTTTTTCATGAGTGAAGATTTACTTAGCCAATTGGCTCGTAAACACCAAACGGACAAAGGTGGCAACCATTTAATGTATGGTGGTCAGCCGAGCACTACCTGC